AGCACTCCACCGACTTCATCACCGACCGCAGCCGTACCGCTATCGGTCAGGGTCGAAGTCCAAATCGCCGAGTTCAAACCGGCAAAATGATCCGTAACGCCGAAGGTTTTCGGAAGCTTCAAGGCTGCATCAGGAACAAGTAAACCCTTCATTTTTCATCATCCTCTTAGTAGGTTGAGTAACCGAAACGAAACTGATAGCAGGGCAACTAGCCGAGCATTCTCGAAAATTCTTTGAAGTCTGCGGGATACGCTCCCGAAGCGGATTCGTGCATTACCGATCCGGTACGCTCTGGGCGCTTTCCGGTGGCAACGTTTCCAGGCTTCCAGGTCTTAGAAAGCTCGATTCGATCGGCTTGATTCAGCGGAAGCAAGGCTTTGATTCGCAGCGCCGTTGGCTCGATGTTCGATTCAACAAGCAGCGTTTTGCACTTGTTGTTTTCTAGCTCACTCTTGAGCGATTCGACTTGCTTGGTCAGCGATTCGCAGAGATTCGCGACGTTGCGTTTTTCTGATTCTTCCATGGCTTTCTTCTTGGCCATTTCTTCCTCGGTCATGCCCGAGCCCATCGCAGCATCGGCCTGTTCTTTGGCCATCATGATCGCCTTGATCTTGGCCAGCTTGCCAGCGGTGTCCAAAGTCGAATCGTCGAGCACTTTCATCATGGCCATCTTGAAGGCTTGCCCGATGCCGTTGTCACCTTCGTCGTCGCCGTACTCAACGTCCATTTCCTGAAGCTCAGGATAGGCTTTCATCATGCCTTCCATCGGAGGACGCATTTCGGCTTCACAGGATTCGACAATCGCTTTGAATTTCTTTTTCATGACTCGCTCTTGGCTCTCGAAAAGTCCGTTGTTGGTTGCTGGATCGGCAACGATATCGACCGACCGAACGTCAAGCAGTTCGACCACTCGGCGCTTACCGTCGATTACCTGCTCGTCCCCCGCTGCATCGTGGGACAGGCCAAACGTTTCCGGGAACCGCTCGGCTGCTTCGATAAGCTGCGGGGTTGCCGGATGCGTTTTGAGGTAATGAAGGTCAGCGTAGATCGATCCATCCTTGAGGCGTGCATTCTTGAGAACGCCCCATCGATCTTCTATCCGTCGGTCTTGCTGTACCTGAGCTTTCGGCTCGATACGTTGGTGATTGAGATTCACCGAGACCCCTTCGTAAAGCGGTAAGGCGTTGGCGATTGCCTCAGCCTCATAAACGCGACCATTACGGGACTGAGGCCCTAAGACCTTCACCCCGTAGATGATCCCTGCATCCTTGTCGATGCGTTCGTATCCGCTTTGAGATTCTCGAATGAACTTGCTCATGCGAGAAATCTTAACTGGCTATTGCTCACCCAAAAAATACAGTAGGTAGCATCGGCATCGAGGGTGGGCAGGAGGCCCCATCGCGAAGTCATCAGCCCAGTTCGCTGGCCCCGTCTCATGCAGTGGCCCACACACTGGGCATACTCTTTCGTCCCGCTTCGTGTACCAACGAGCCGTAACTCCAACGCCTAGTTCCCGCATCGTTTCTACTACGGTTGCCTCGCCGATCGTCACTGCGTTGGTCGTCTCTGTGATGGCAACGTTGCCAGCGCGAGAGTCCGGAAACAACCTGTCGCTGGCCCAATCCGCGATCGGTTCTTCCTCATCCCACTCGTCCCACCAACTTGAATTGGTGTCGATCATTTGATTTCCCAGGTCGTCAACCTGTTTTGATGCTCGGCGCTTCGCCTGCTCGATCAGGTCATCATAGACAGGCCCTTTTTTCTTCGATGCGTCGCCTAGCACCGACCGCCCCAGATCATCATCCCCAAAAAGTATAAGCAAAGCGATAATCACCCGCCGATGCACTTCCTCGATGATCGGCCCAACGTATTTTTGCAATGCTGCTTTTATTGCTCGATTCACGGCATCTAGGCCCTGATCGACTACCTTCAATGCCTCTGCAAATACTTCTTGCATGGCCTCTTGGATGCGTTGCTCGTAACGTTTGCGCCCTCGAAGGTTTGGCATTACGGGTAATCCTTCCAGCGTTCTAGCATGGCCTTTTGGCGACCTGTGAACGATTCCGACAACTCAGCCTGATCCTTCTCAGGGGATCCGATCGCAGACACAACGCCCTCCATAGCCTCCGCAACGAACGCTGCGAGCTGTTGGCCAACTGTGCTCATCTCGTTGCTTTCGAACACTTCCAGGAGTGCATCCACTCGCGATTTCATTTCCTCGCTACTGGCCTCAAACTCTCCAGACTCTTCGAATATCGCTGAATCGATTTCATCAACCTCGACTAAAAATTGCATTCCTATTTTCCTTTCAACCAGCCCATGAAAAATCTAAAGTGTGCGTCATCAGCAACCAATTCCGCTGGATCGTCGATGAGCCTAGAAAAACCTTGTGAGACAAGCTCTGTAGCTTCCGAGTTGTACAATTTTCGAGCATACTGAGCATGTTCAGCTAGGTTTTTGTTGGCATAGTAAACCTCAGACCTCACACCGATTCGCTTCGAATTTCTTCCTATCGTTTTAACTGTTCCACCTTCGTTTGCTACGGCCAGCCATGATTTCGACCTCGTAGTCTGGCCTTGCTCTTGGATTTCCAACGCATGACCGATTTCATGCGCTATAGTGCTAACGCCAGAGGTTGGGCCGACGACAACAGTTTTTCGAGCTAAACTGTAAAAAGCTCTCTTGTTTTTAGGGTCGATTTCGATTTGCACTTCAGCGCTAGTAAGACCTGGACGCTTGGCCGTGATTTTGCTGATCATCTCCCTAGCCGCATCTACCCTTTGGTTCATTTCCTCAGCCGATACGTCAACTCCTGACTGTGTTTTGCGCTTTTGCTTTTTGAATGACACTTTGGTGGAAAGATCCAGCCTTTGGTCTTCTGGGACAGATAGCTCCGAGACAATGTCTTTTAATCCTTTCTCTTTCAAGTCGCGCTTTTTATTTTCAAACACAATAAATGCAGCGTTTATTTTTTCTTGGTAAGACTGTCGTTTTTGAGCTTCCTTTGCTTTAATCTCGCTTTCAGGGGCATTGCTTTCGATCATCTTTTCAATGACCGATTGATCCTCGTCTCTTTCTGCCCTAGCCTTCCATACCAAGTCTTCCCTTTCAGTCTGGAGCTTCTTGGCTTCAGCTTGTCGCGCGCCTCCTATCGCGCCCATCTTTTCCGAAAGCCCACCGATCTCTGAATCATTCGCTAGCGTCTTGATCCTTTGTCGAGCTTCATTTTGGCTTTCGGCGGTCGTAAATGAATCGATCTCGCGTCGATAGAACCTCTCTTGAGTTTCGTTCTGTAGTGCAGGCTTGGCTTTTTCTATCTTCAAGCCCTCATCTTCTTTGCCCTTGACCTCCTTCTTAGGCTCTTTGTCTGGCTTCGGGGGTTCAGCATCCTTTTCCGAGGAACTCAATAGACGATCTCGAATGTCCTTTGGCATCCAATCTGACTGCACGTACTCACGCAGGATATCGTCTGGTACTTCCCGCTTGTCCTTGAGCGCGTTGCGAACCCCCTTAGCATGTTCCGCGATATGTTTCGCTCGATTTGCCTTAAAAAATTCTTCTGAGGCACTGAGTTTGAACTCTGCTCGCTTGCTAGAGAAGTACTCAGCAGCACTCATGCCCGAGCCCTGCACTTCGTCAAACGTCTCTCCTGCTGCGGCACGTTCCATCAGGCCAGTCAGTCGAACATACTCCGGGTGCTCTTTGTGCTTTTGCCAGCGAGTCAATGCAACGTCTTTCATTTGCGTCACATAGTCCTCAGACTTCATCCGGATCCTATTCATCCGAACACTGCGTTCAAACTTTTCTAGCTCAGAGAAGCTCATAAGCGACAACGCAGTTGCGTCTTTCAATCCAGGGGCTTTCTTGCCATAAGCCTTCTTTTCCTTTGGCGGTGCTGCTCGCTGTGTTGGCTTGCCGTCATCGATCAGACCGTCTCCGTCTCCGTCTTTGGCCTCTTGTAAGGAATCCTGTTTGCTGCCAAGGCTTTTCACTGCATCCAAAGCATCTTTTAACGTGCTTCCAGTTGTTGGGTCGATACTGATATCGGATGCCTCGTGTCGTTTGCCAAGCTCTTTCGAGAATCCTCCTAGATTGACTTTTTTACCGCCTGCAGAATAGCCGGGTTGGGCGTGATCAGCGATACGAATCTTGAACTCTTTTTCACGCCCTGGAACATCGACATAGATGTACCGGCTAGTTGAATCGTCTGGAACATTGATTCTCACAGAGTAACCAGCATTTGCAATTTCATTAGCCAGATCATAGGTTCGCTTGTTGAACTTTTGCTGAAACTCAAACGAGTTCAATGCCGCGCGTTTTCCTTGCTCGAATCTCGCCTTTCGAACGTCTTCGATGGATCCTTGCAACGGAACAATATCATCGCCGGACTTTTGATAGTAGTTGTTTGCTTTGTCTGCAAAAAACACAGGTTGCCAATTTTCATCCCGAGCAACACCATAGAGGCTAAGCGATTTCGTTTTTCCGTTTGCTTTTACCTTCAATGTTTTTGCTGTCAGCTTGTTGTATTTGATTCCATCATCGACAAACTTCCTTGCAATACTGTCTAGGTCGTTACCGCTCGGAGGTTCCGTCGGAAGATTCCCTTCAATCTTAACCTTGGTTGCAAGTGTCGAACTTTTGTTCTTCGATTGCTTTTTTGACGCTGGTGCTTCACTCGGTTTTCCATCGTTGATCTTCCCGTCCCCGTCTCCGTCGCGCACCTCCAGCAACCTCGGGTTCTGCCTGTACAACCAGGACTCCCGAACAAACGTTCTACCGTCCCAAGTGTACTCACCCGAAAACGATTCCTTTAGCAACTTCGTGACGCTTGGCCTCGACCAGAACCGACAAGACCAGTAGCGAGCCTTCCAACGTGGCCCTGGGTCTTGGCAATTATGCCGAGCCCGAAACCCCCTACGGCTTCCTGAGTCTTGGCGCTTGATCCTCATTTTCGGATCGCCGAAGTTGACCTTTACCACGTTGCCCTTTTGATTCTTGACGTAGACCGAAAACTTCTTTGGCCCATTAGGTGTGCGAAACGGCCTGCCCAAAGTCTTTCGTTCTGCCTCGGTCAGTGGCATCGGCCCATCAATCGAACCGTCCTCGGCATCGGTCAGAATTGCCTCGATCGACTTATCATCCATCCCGATCGACTTAAGCAGAACCGATGCGACTTGCCGAGTCGTTTTCCCTGCCATGAAATCGGCCAAAACATCAGCCATCGCCCTGCGGTTCCTGTTCCACTGCAAACGCGATAAACCCTGCCAATTGCTCGATATTTGGGCCTCAGGGGTGGCAACGTTGCCAGCATCCTGTCCGGTTTCCTGTCCGGTTTTGGTGGCAACGTTGCCAGCTTGAACGCTCGGTTGAGCACCCGTTCCGGCTTGCTGTTCGGCCCCTGCGACCTTCAATCCGTTGGCGGTTTCCGTGTCGATATCTCGGCCAAGCTCGTTCATCGCTGTTTTGTCCGAGACCCAGCCTTTATCCCTCTGCATCGCTAGCGCCTGCGTGTGCTTGATCGGATCTAGCGGGATGATCTTCGGAGGAATGACCTCGACAGTAATCAAGTCCTGGATCGCTTCCCAGGTAGCATAGCCGTAGACCCCGAACCTACGGTTGTTTGCCCCAAGCTTTACGATCTTTAGGATCATCTCCCGCATTCGCTCTTTGCGCTGCGTTTGCTCTGCAATCCGTCCCTGAACGAATGGCCCCTCGGCAACGATCGCAGAGGCCAAATTGTTGTTCTCATAACTCCCTGTGAGCATCCCTTCTGGGAACGCATGGACGGTACCCGCAAGCCTCAGAGCCGATTCCATGACCGAGATATAAATGTCGCTATTGTTCGAACCGAGCAAACCGGCTTTGTAGTTCTGGCCTGCTGGAACGTCGAGCCGTGTCCCTGGTAGCATTCGGCGTTTGCGTTGCGATAGCCCAGTCATCGGATCCACACGACCCGTAAGCGGTGCGAATTTCTTGACGATGTTGTCGGCCTGACGTTGCGTTCCCTCGCTGTGTTCGACGATGTAGGCAATGGCTGCTTGGGTTGCTGCCCCCTCTGCAGTGTTGGTCAAAACCCGATCTGCGCGGAGCAAATACAGGTGAGGCTTGTAGAAGTCGGAGTAACCCCGCTTGGCTCGTTGCCTAACGTTTCGTTTCCAAAAAACAACCCGTTCTGCTGGCACATAGTCCCAATCCGTACCGGCTGCATTTTTCACGAAGTGATAGCCGTAGTGCTTTTCAGGAACGGATTTCTTGGTCAACACCCCGAACGTCCAAGAGGCATCGAACTCGATTCCGAGCCAGTCCTCAAGCTCGCGCTTGGCTGCCGGTTCTGTAAGCTCGTCGGCTTCCCGAGCTACCAACATGCACTGACCGTTATCGTAGATCAGTTCCCCCGAGAACTCCCCTTCGGAGACTTCACGAACCATCGTTTCGCGCTCAAGCTCCGATGACCACTTGGACGTATCAAGGCACTCTCTGACGTAAGCCTGAACCGCCTTTTCAAGTCGCTTATCGTCACATTTAATTGTCCAATCGAACCCGGTTCCGATCGTGTAATCCAACAAGCGATTGACCCACGCCTGGGCCATTGGAACCTTCTCGACCAACAGCCACGACATAGCCCGAATGATCTTTAGTTCGGCTTCGTTCGTATAGACTGGCCGGTACCGTCCGTCCGATCTGTCCCAAACCTGGGTAAATGCACCGAGCCCGGTGGTATTAAAGAACCCCGTGGAATCGGTAAGGAACTCGGTAATGTCTACCGGTTCGCCCCAAGATTCTGTTAAACTACCCTGCATCGCTTCGACAATTCGATTCATTTTAAGGCCTCCAGATTCAATCCTAGCCGATTTGTGCTCACTATGCGAATCGACAGTCAAACAGTGTACCAAATCTTTTGGATGGCCCATTGTGGCACTCCAAAGACGAAAATATCAGAACGTTTGGAACTCGCCCGGAATACCGTTTCGGCCCACCTATCGGGAAAGCTCGCTTGGCAATATGACCGAAAACTCCGATCGAGAATCAGCCGATTAGAACTGCCTGCCACGAAGCGACCGCCGAGGGTAATTCCCCAGGGTTATATCACGATTGCCGAGGCTTCCTACTTTTTCGAGTCACGCCCGGCAACAAAGAGCCTGCTAAGTCACTACGATCTCAGAACCGAGTTGGTCGATCGAGTCAACTACACCAAATCCGCCTGGGCTCGGCAATGCGCAGAAAAACGCAATATTGCTAATTTAGAAGGGGTTTGCATGACACAGGATGCAGCCCGATATCTCTACGGGGTAAAGCACGATAGAAAGCTCGTACCCCTGATCGAAATCGATTCCTCAGAAACACCGGCCCCGCTGGTTTCGTTTGCAGTGTCGGTCATGGCCTGGACTGGCCAGCCATTCGTCACGCTCGACGTTGCCGATGTTATTCGGTTCGTCGAGTAGCTACTTGCCTTTGGACCGGATTATAGCAACTCAAAGCCTTCCTTGGTGACTTTAATTAAGCGACCGTTCGGTAATCGATATTGACACCACAGCACCAGTTGCATGGTCTTTTGCGTCTCGATTTGCCTGATCGCTGGCCACTTGTTTCTGTTGGCATACTCGACGTGATTGTCGCCGATGATGATCCAATCTTTGCCACCTTGCCAGCAGTACGCATCGGAAGCCAAACGAGGTTCATCGTCCGAAAGAGCAGCCCAGCCTTTAGGAATGTTGCTTGCACAAGTAGATCCGGCATCCTGTTTCACCGGCTCGATGCGTCGGCGGTACCAAACTTCTTCGGATTGGATTCCGTCGTCAACAGATGTCTGCCTCCATTCTTTTGAATGGCAGCCCCAAGCCTCATCCGTCCAAAGCTTCGGCTCATCGGGAAACTTCCCAAGTAACCTCCACCCTTCGCCGGGATCGGGTTTGTCAAGCCACCATTGTTGAGGCTTGTAGACTTGGCAGTGGTTCCATCCAGCACCATCTTTATCGAGCCAACTACGGTCGCGTTCACCCCTCCATCCATTCAACACACTAGACCACCATCCTCGGTGCTCATAATCCCGAAACCTAGCCTCAACCTTCTCGCCTCGCATCACCTTGGCAACATCCCCGGCGGTTGCATCCCGCCAGAATTGTTCGATCTTTTGTTCGCTATTCTCAGTCATGTTTGACTCTCCTGGTAAATTACTTATGTCTGATGAAATAAAAAATACGATCAATAACCCCGCACCAAAAAACAACGTGCAAGCTGTTACTATTTTAAGGATGCAATAAGCAAACTCGATCATTGCTTTACCTCACTGATATTCCCAATTCGGTTGACGATCCGTTATCCGGTCAAACCACGCTGTTTGAGCCTTTAGGTCGTCTAGTTCTTGTAGCAACGATTCAACGCCACCGAGTTGCGTTTCGGTCACTTCTTTTGCCTGCCGATAAATCCTCGATGCCTCACGGTACTGATCGGCTGCCTCGATCAATCGCCGTAGATGGAATCTGATCCCGCAGAACGCACCTACGAGGACGCAAAATGCACCCAAGCAAGTGACCGCATAGAGGATCGAAACCAACCCGATTTCACCAATAAAAGTAGTCATGCTTTTTTCTGCGCGCTGGCAACGTTGCCACCTAGAACCCTAGCTCGATCGGTAGCCAAATGCGAACTACCCAAAGGAAACCTTTGTAATTTCCCTTTCGGAACATGTACGCACCCTCGGGCACTGTGTCGCTAACTTTGTAAAATCCAAAGCGAAAGATATACCACCCAGGAGCGTAAATACGGTCGCTTTTGAAACTCAACTGAAACACCCACCGACCAAGGCAGGCTTTTGCGCTCGGAACGTTCTGCCAATTTTTGACGTATCGGATCATTGCTTTCTTTCCTTCCCGCTGGCAACGTTGCCAGTCGAACCGTACACAAACGAACCATCTTCCAACGATTCCTCACGCTCAACAAACCCGCAAGCCTCCAGCGTTGCTAAGTCACGAGCCACCGTCCGAGAACTGCATTCGATTCCAGACTTCCGAAGGTGCTCATAGGCCTGCATAATCGTCGAACCACCATTGAGCCTCAAACGCTCTAGGATCATCAATACACGCGCTAGCTGCTTGCTGAATCGCTCTCGCTTTGTCATCGACTAACCTCGATAATCTGGAACGTCTGATCGCATGATGCTCAAAGTCGCTGCGATCCCGCTGATCGCTGTTTTATGCCTGTTAGCCCAAAGATACTCACCGGCCTGCGTAGTTCGTAGCAACGCGCCAACCTTGGAAACCGCACGTTCCGCTTCCAGATACGCTTGCTTGATTCGTTTAGCGTCCTCGGCCCTCTGTGCGTTCGAAGCCTTTTGCTCCCATTCGCTACTCATGCTTCCCTCGTCTGAAAAACGGATGATTCAATCCAGCACTCACTACCAACATTCCACGCAAGGCAACTATCGTTTCTGCGATCGCAGTCCATTCCTTTGAATAGGGGACGTACTGGCCTAAGTCATTGTCTTTGCGTTCGATAATCTTGACCAATCGACAATGAAGCTTTTTTCGATTCATCGCCTGCAGGATTTTTTCGTTGCGCCGTTCCTCGGTGTTCAAGATAGCCCTCGCTTGCTAGACATGCACTGCCTCCGAGTAGTACGCCAACTGCTGACCAATACCCATTCCGGCAACCGGCTTGATTATTTCCGCGCCGAACATTTCTAGGATCTTGGCTAGCGGCTCGATGTACTTCGACCCGGCATGAAGTTCGATTGCAACTTCTTTGAAGTCTCGGATATTGTGATCGTAGTAAAGGGAATCGATCAACTGATTGACTACCGTTACATGCCACGCAGCAACGTCGATCGGTGCCAAGTCATCCATTGTTCTATCGTATGGCCGTAACGGAGTTGTTGGATTTACCAATCCAGACTTGGCCGAAGCGATGAACCAAACCAAGCCCCTAGATTCAACGTGGGCTCGACGCTTCTTGAACAGGTCGGAGGTATAAAGATCCTGGGCCTCAATCCAAGCATCTCCGTGTTGACCTATTCGCTTGGTTTCAGCCTTGGTCTTAGAGCACCCTACGATTGCAAATAGTTTACGACTGCTCATTCTCCACCTACCTTTTCTGCGCATGGCTCGCAACAGGGCAAGCCGTCAGGAATGCAAATCACAGCACAACCGCAGTGCGCGCATCGAGACAAATCGAATCCAGACCTAGCTAGCAATAAGTCGAAAGCAATGGAGTAATTTTTTGTGGATTCCAACACCTGCTGAGACAGGCTTGCACAATGCTTTAGCGCAATCTCCAACGCCGCGACCGTTCGATCGCCAACCTTCTTGCGGACTTGCTCTAGCTCATCGCGACGGGGAACAACCTGCGTCCATCCGTTTTCTCCGAGCGGTAATTCCGCTGGCAAATCCACGCCGTAGATCGGCCCTTTGTTTTGTAGGCTCATTCTTCCACCCTCAATCCAAACATAGCCCCATGCTCATATCGAATAGCAAGCACGAAGCAACAACAAGAAAAGGAAAAACACAAACGCAACTAGGAAATCGAAAGCGAAAGATTTATCACTCATCGATTCGCACTCCAAACGGGGTTCCGTCGTCCAAAAATACATGACCTCGATCAAGCATCTCTTTCCAATCGCTGTAAATATCTCCCAGCCAAACGCCGGAATCGCTGCAAGAAGTGGCAGTTGTAAAACCAGGAACCTTCTTTCCATCGTTGCCAACTCTTGAAATCTTCCGGTCTGCGTGAGGTAGAAATTCCTCCGCATTGGCAACCGGTCGATACTTCGCGGGCTTCTCGATCTTGCGGATGATGTCGTATTTGATCGCTGACGAAACGTCGCTTGTCCATTGGCAAATCTTGCCATATCCATCAAGATACCAATCGCCCTTAATAGGCCGTCGTATAGCCACCAACTCCCACCCATCGGGCACACCTGGCACACCTCGAAAACCTTGTTCACTGCTCATCTTTTTGCATCCTAAGTAAAAAGCCAAATCACAAAAAACGCCGTTGCAAGAAACACAATCAGAAGATCCATCACACCCTCACGACATAACCGGCAAACGCCCAATCCCCCAAAGGACTGTACTGGCTTGCCGACACTCGAAACGAACCGCGAACCCCGATAAGACGAAGCGCCCTACGCCCAAGCTCGATCGCCTGCTGTTCGCTGGAAGCTCGTACCCAGGAATGGCCTAGGATCTTGTCGCGATGCTTGCCTGTGTAGGCTGTGACTTTCCATTGGTTCATCAGTATCGCCTGCCCTCTCTGAACTGCTCGGCATGGAATCGAACCATCGGATTCGATGCCGACCAGCTTGGTTTCTTCGGTCTCCAAGGCCCGTCGGGATCATGTCCGATTCGAAAGTGATGCTCCCTGCAAAGGGTGATCAGGTTCGACTCGGCAAGCTCCAGTTCTGGCCTCACATGGAACGGTTCCACGTGATGTACATTCAATGCCGCCGAGGTTCCGCATGCTTCACATACGGGGTGCTTTTTGACGAAATTGTTTCGCACCTCTGTCCAGCGGCTCGACCTGTCGCCTTCGGAGATATTCCAGTCGATCGACTCGTCAAGCTGATCCTTCGGCTCGCTCGGTATCCGTGGCAACGTTGCCAGCCACACAAAGGCAACCGCAGCCAAAATCCCAATCAGAACCAACCAGCTAGATATTTTCATCATTGCTTTTTTCTATCGGAACCTCAAACAACAGGTGCTCGCCTTGTTGACGCATCACGCTACCGGGATACGCCTTGCAGATTGCTTCGCCTATCACTCCAAGCACTGCAACGCTGACCGGCAATCGAATCGCAACAAGCAACCGGTATTCGGATCCCTGGCTCATGCCTTCACCTTTGGCCTGTAGAACGTCCAGCCTTCGCGCTGCTGATGTCCACGCAAAACTGCATCTTTCACCGTCATGCCCACCGTGAAGTTGCATCGATGGAATTTACCGTCTCGCGTGCTATCGAATAAGTCACCAGCTTGCACGATATCTCGATCGCACAGAAGGTCTAAGCCTGATTTCGGTTGATTGTTGAGAACCTCAACAACCGTCATATTCCAAAAACCTTTTTCTAACCAACCCCGTAAGTGCTCTATAGGGCTAGCTTGTTCCGGCTGAGGCTTCTTCTGGTCATAGACTTGGCAAATCATCCAAGACCTATTGTCGTCATCTACCCACCTATATTTTCCATTCCTCAGTTCAACCCCTGCGAGAAACTGCTTGCGCTTACGCTGGCCCTTTGAGCGATTCCAATCTTGATAGTCAAAGTCCCTGAAC